AACACCTCCGCCAGAAACCCCGAAGCCGACCGCCGCGGCCTGCTTGGTGTAGCGGCGGCGTCCGCGCCGCCGGCCGTTGCTCCCTGCTGCCTCACCGACGCCCCCGCCGGCGCCCCCATCACCGGCGGCAAATCCTCATCCGCCTGCGGTAGCGGCGGCTCGAGCCCTTGCTCCATGCTCCCTGCTCCCGGCTCCATGCTCATGGCCGCGTCCGCGGCCTGGACGAGCGGGTCCGGAGCCAGCTGCGGCACCATCACATTCTCCGGGGCGATGTCCAGCTGCTGATCCGGCAAGGGCCCCGAGTCCCACGACGCCGACCGCGCCAGCTCCAGCTGCCGCCGATCCTCCTCTTCCGGATCGAAGGGCACGGCCAGAGCCGCATCGAGCAATACGCTGGCGGATCGGCTGCTCACGGATCGAGTCCGAATTGCCTGACCAAAATATCCTGTGCTTGCTGACGCGACAGCTGACCCGCCCGCGCCGCCTGCACCACCTCATCCTCCGTGCGGAACATCGGTGCCGCCGCCGGCGTCGAGGCCGGTTGCGCTGCGGCCGCCGCGGGCGCCGCCGGATTCACATTCACGGGAACCACCGGATTCGCCGTCGGTGCCGCGGTCGGTTGCACTCCGGCAAAGGCAGCCGAGTTCGTCATATCCGCCGCCGGGTCCGCGCCCGCCACACCAGGGTTCATATAAGCAGCATAAGGGTCTTGGCTACCCGAGTCCGCGGGGATGGGTTGTCCTTGGGCATTGGTGATCGCCATGGCCAGACCCGTCACCGGATTGATCCGCACATGGTTGCCGCCCGAAGTATCCAGCTTCCAAGCCGTCATCGCCTCCGACCGATACTTCGCGTATTCGCGCCGGAAGTTGGCCAGCTCCGCCCCCGAGATCGACTGCCCCGGCTGATAGCCGATCGACAGCCCATACTCCCGCTCCGACATGATCCGTGGTTCCGCCATGGCCGTGCCCTTAAAAAGTCAGAACGTCTCCGCCGCCCCCGCCACCCGCGGCCGGCGCGGTCCCATAAGCCGCCCGCGGCGCCATCTGCATCCCGACGATCTGCTGGCTCATGATGTTGCGGCCGGTGTTTTGCATGCCGATGATGGAGTCGCCGATCATGGCTTGTTCGCGGGGTTTCTTCTTGAGGAAGTCCTCGAGGTAGTTCGGGTCAAAGCCCAGCTGCTCGCCGTGGCTTTTCATGAAGTCGGCATACGCCGTGCCTTTGGCATCGAGGGCTTTGTTCTCCGCATACTGTCCAGCCAGGGCGCCGGCGGCTTGGAAGACCTGGTTGGTCATCTGCTGCATATTATCCCGCTGGTTCTGCTGGTTCTGCATTTCGATCTGCCAGAATTGTGCTGGTGTCATTGTCGTATTCTCCTTGGTATTGGTTAGTGGTTAAGACGCCAGCGCGACCGGCTTGGTGTCGGCGGCCAGTTGCTCGGCGAGGGCGGCGCCGATGATGGCCGGCTTGATGGCCAACCGCTTCTTGCCCTTGTAGCCGATTTCCGCGACGGCTTCCGGCAGGACCTTCTGCACGTCCTGCGCCATCACGCCCTTGCGCTTTTTGCGCTCGCCCTTGTAGCGATACTCGTAAGCCGGAATGCCGATCACATTGGTCGGCCCGTCGATCTTCTTGATGTCGGTCTTCTCGCGCTTGTCGGAGAGTCCGCCGCCGAGTCCGCCGCCGAGGCCGCCGATCAATCCGCCACCAATGGCGCCAACGGCCGTGCCGATACCTGGCACGACTGAGCCAATCATGGCTCCTGTGGCCGCACCGCCCAGCGCCCCCATTGCCGCACCGCCGGCATTAAACCCGCCACCGCTAAACTGCCCGCCGGAATACTGCGCCTGCACATTCTGCCCACCCATCAGCGCCATCGAAGGCTGCGTCATGTTGGCGTAAGGCGATCCGAGGCCCATCGCCAAAAGGCGCGGGTTGGTTTGCAGCGAGAAGTTATACATGTTTTGCCGCGTGCCGAGCTGACGGGCCCGCTCTTGGTCCGCGAGCTGCGCCGACGTGGCAAAGCGGTTGGTCTGGTCGTTCATCACGCCGCCGACAAAGTTGATGTCTTCGGCGGCTCTTTGGCGGGAGTATCTGTCGCGGTTGAGCAGTTCGGCGCCGATGCCGGCATTGCCGGTGGCCAGACCTCGCGCCGCCATGGCCGAGCGGGCGGCCTGCGTGGCCTCGCGTTCGTCTTGAGCCGACAGTTGGCCAAAGCCACGCTCGCTGCGTTGCAGCGCCTCGTTCATTAGGCGGCGGCCAAGCTCTCCTCCCTCGGCGAGCTGGCCTTGGAGGCGGCCGTATTCCTCGGTTGACCCAAGGGCCGATCCCATTTCCCGCATCAGCGCGTCACGCTGGGCGTATTCCTGCGGGAGAGCGCGGCGGATTTGCTGATCAACATTTGTTGATTGCAGTCGCCCAACCGTTGCCTTGCCGGCTTGGACTTGGCGCTCAAGCTGCGTGATTCTGGACTGAATGCGGCGGCGCTCGTCTGCCGTCAGGTTGCGCGGTGCCAGCAGCTTTTGGTTGTCGCCAAGCGCGGAGGATACTTGGTCGAACATCTTGCCTTGTTTTAAGCCGGCGCGCAGGGCGCCGAGACTTTGCGTCGCGTCTTGGACGTTCTTATTTGCCGACCTAATCTGATCGCCGTAGATCGTGCCGGAGGGATTGGTCAAAAGCCCCAATCCGAATCGCAAATTCTTTTGGTATTGATCCAGACTGGCCGAGCCGGCCGCCGCGGCTAGTCGCGGAACAAACTGTTCCTTCAGTTCATAGTCGGCCCGCGTCAAACGCTGCGATGCGGCGGTGTCCAGTGTTGGTGCTGATGGTGCTGATCCTCCCATAATGTTATCCCTTCCTTTGTGTTCGTTTTAGAATGTCGATGCAGCGGCGGGCGCGGATGTGACCGTCGTTGCGGCGTTGCCACAGGACGTATTCGTGCGGCTTGGTTGCTGCGCTGAGAAATCTTTCATGGGCATTGGCTCCGTCGCCGGCCGCCGCCAGCTCGACATACCAAGCATTCGGCTCGCCCTCCGTAATGCGCCCCGCCTCGGCATCCCACCGCACCTCTTGGCCCATGATAAACACATCGTCAAAGGAAACGACGAAGCCATTGGGCCGTGCAATGTTGGCGGCCAACGCCAGCCCGAAGTCTTGCCCCGGGCAATACTCGTCCCACCACTGATGTGCCTTTTGCCATGGGGTCATCTCTTAGAACTTGATGCAATACAGCATGGAGATGTTCTTCGGGCGCGTCTCCGTGCCTCCGGTCGATTCGGTCGAATTGTTTGCTCCGTTGACTGTTGGCGAGTTTGATGCCGCCACTATACCAGTGCCAAAAGCCGTTGCATTGACGCGGCTGCCGACAACGTGCGTGTGGGCTTTTAGCTCATCCGCCTGCTTCGCCCCGAATGTTCCGGCCGCTGTGCCGTCGCCATTGGTTCCGCTGCCGCGCACAAAGTAGCCGCGCAGGTCCGGCAGGGCAAAGGTCGTGCTGCCGTCACCGGCGCCGTAGGTCGTGCCGATGGCCGTGAACAGGTCTGCGTAGGTCACGCGACTAACGTCACTACCGTCCGCCGCCAGCCAGCCAGACGGTGCGCTGTTCATGGCAAAGGCTTGCACGGCGCCTGCTGGAACAAGCGCCTGCTGCACTGCTGTGACGAGTTTGGCCAAAGTCACCTCGCCATCCGCCACCGCCACAGTCGGCGCGGCGGTTGAGTTGAGTTTGGCGGGTGTGACGGTTTCGCCGCTGGTCCAATTATATCCTGCTGTAACGGTTGCCATGATTGTTTTCCTTAGTTGTTAAGCTGCATTGCGCGTCTCCGTGGGCGTCATGCTTTGGAGGGCCGCCTCGATGCTCACGTTGCGAATCTCGGGGCGCTCGGCGGTGGTCTCGAAGATGAGTTCGGCGGCGTGGGCTTTGCGTCTAATCGGTTGTTTGAGGGTGTAGTCCTCGGCGAGGCCGCTGTCGTTGGTTTGCCCCGGCACCAAGGTGATCTCGGCGTCGGGGTTGATAAGGTTCGCTTTGACCACAATACTGCCGTCATCCGGCAAGACCACGTCGGCCAGACTGCGGACGTAGCGTTTGCTGCTCATGCTTCCCATGTTGTAGCGGCGGGTCTTGATCGTGCCGGTGACTTGGGATTGCAGGCTGCCGCTTGGCTCGTCGTCCTTGCCGTTGTCGTTCTCATCAAGCAGATACAACTTGCCGGTGCGGCGGACGTTAAAGATGCGGCGGACGTTGCTGTAGGTTCCGACCACCAAAGCGTCCACGCCGATGCCATACACGTCGCGGCTCTCCCACTGATCGTTTAAGGCCGACCAAGTTACAACCAGATCGTTGGTGTCGTCCGGCGAGTCGAGGGTTGGGACGGCGAGGATGTAGCGGTTGGAATGCCAGATACCGAAGGCCCGCTGCACCTTGCTCTGGTCGATGCGCTCAAAGAGGTCGGCGACCGGATCACTCAGCGGGCGGGTGTCGCCGCGCAGTTTGAGGTCGAGCTGGGTGTCGAGGCGGTAGACGCCGGCGTCCGAGAGGAAGAACACGAAGCGGCCGGCGGTGACGATTGAGTTGCGGGCCGAGCAGCCGATCTCGTCGGTGACGAGTTCCAGCTTGGCCACCGCGGTGTCAATGGCGAAGGAGCTGCCGTCTGTGCTGGGGAATTGCGCCAGCGTGGCGAGCCAAATGCTTTTGCGGCAGAAGACGAGGGCGCTGCCTTCCACCCATGGATGCACGGCCACCACGAAGTCTCCACCGCCGGCGCCTGTGCGGAAGCTCTGCCAGAACGGATCGTAGAGGTCCGCGTCGAGGTAGTCACTGATGGCGACTTGGTCGCGTCCGTCAGGGATGATGAGGCGGTTCTGGATGTAGCTGGCCCAGCCCACGGAGCGCATCTTCTTGTAGGTCGGGCCTTCAGCGGGCACACCACCGGCGGCGCGGACGAAACTGCCGCTACCTGTCCAATAGATCGGCGGTTTGACGCGGCGGACCTTTATGTTCGCCGTGGCGTCGTTGCTGGTGCCGGTCGGGACGGTGACCTCGAAGCTGTTGGTGTTGACGTTCGTGCTTTCGATGTCGAACTCATGGCCGTCGAACGCGGCGACGGAAGATCCTTCGATGCGGACGCGGTGGCCGGCGCTCAGTCCATGCGCGTTGACGTTGACCGTGGCCGTGGTGCCCGAAACGGTAATGCCCGAGGAGTTTGTGAACTGCTGCTTGAACGTCGTGGCCGGATCTATCGGGGCTTCGCGCAGGATATACAAGCGGTCGTAGGCTTGGACGACGGAGACGGTGTCCTGCGGGTCGATGGTCTCGTCTGGAGAGCTGGGATAGCCGACCGTGACCACGGTGTCCGTGGGGCTGGCGTTGCGCCAGAGGTAGGCGCTGTCTGGTCCGGCCATGACAACGTATTCGTTGGCGTTGTCGTAGTTGCGGGAGGCGAAGACGCCCGCGCCGAAGATGCCACCGGTGTAGGTCGTTTTGACCAGCGGGCCAGCATTGGCCAGTAGCGTGCCGGTGGCGTTGCCCGCTGGCGTGCCGGTCATGGTGTATTCAAAAGTCGTGCCGCTGGCGTTGGCGATGGCGAAGTCGCCGTTGTAGAAAGTGGCGTCCGCTCCGGTGGCGCCACGGATGTTGACCGTGTCGCCCGTGGTGTAGCCGTGGGCGGCTGTCGTGGTCACGGTGGCGGTTGTGCTGGAGAAGGTGATTGAGGTGATCGCCTTGTCTTCGGCGAGATCGAAGGACAGCGTCAGCGGCTCGTCGGCCGTGCTGATCGCATCGGCGAGGCGCTTGGCGCCTTTGCGTGTCTGCGCTGTGCCGCGCTCCAAGCGCATGTTGACGCTGTCTTGCAGCATGCCCGCCGGCAACGTGAGCGGGTTCAAACGAGAAGCGAAGCCGATGAATCCGGCGTCTCCGTCTCTCTGAACTGGTGATTCGAGGGCCATTAGTTAAGCGCTGCCTTCAGTCTGCTTTTGAATCTGGCGGCGTCTGCTGGTGAGATGTCGTTCTTGCGGCGGGGCGCTATATCCTGATGCGTTACGACGCGGCTCATGGGGATGTGCCAGCGTTTCATTCTCGGGACGATATATTCGAGGGCGCTGTTGATGGCGGCTTCGCCGAGGGGGTCCGAATATGTATCGCCTTCCCACGCCACGCCGATTGAGTAGCTGTTGCAGTCGGGGACGCCTTGCCAGCTCGAGACGCCGGCGTGCCAGCAGCGGGCGGTGTCGTTGGCGAGGATGGTGCGTTTGCCGTCGCGGGCGATGATGCAATGGTAACTCACTTGGCTATTGGGGTTCATGCACCAGGACACGCTGCCGTTATAGCTCCCCGACGTGTGGTGCAGGACCAACATTGTGGGGGTTATCGTGCGCAGCGATTTGTTTGGCGTATTGAGTCGGCGTTCGTCGTAGTGCTTGGGTGCGGTGGTCGGCGCGAACGTGGAGACGGTTGTGGATACGGAGGGCGAGTTCAGCGAGGCTGGCGCTGGGCCAGTCTTTGATCGCCTTCCAAACAGTCGCTTGATCCACTTCCACATTGCTTACTTTTTGTATCCGTCCGTTTTGGGCGTGTGGGTGTAGGTGAGCGTGGCTTGCTGGCGCACGAAGTCGTAGCCGACCGTGATGCAGCCAGTGCCCAAGAGGGCAAAGGCGGCAAGCAGCAGGGCGGCGGCGATGTGCTTAGAGCCGCGCATCGTTGTCTTTGGCCATGACCAGACCCCAAGCGGCGGCCAGGCTGGCGGCGATGAGGCCGATGTCCGGGATCTGCCCGCTGGTGAGGTATTCCTTGCCGCCGGTCGCCAAGGCGATGAGGGCGGTGAGGATTCCGATGGTGGTTGTTTTCCAGTTTCTCATAGTTATTTGGTTTTCTGTTTTCTGCGGAGGTCGTGGAGGACCGAAATTAATGTGACAACGCCGACCGCCAGACCGACCAGCAGACCGGCGACGCGGAGGTAGACTTCGAGCTGCGACACCAACGAGACGGCGGCACTGCCGATGCTGGCGAAGGTGCCGAGGGCGCCGCGTTCTACGGTTGTCATGTGATGGTGAAGTAACGACATAAGTTTTCAGTTTTCAGTTGGCAGTTGACCGAGCCAGACGCGGCGTTGCTGCGTGGGCGTCACGGCGTAGGTCGGGGCCGGATCGGGCCGGTGGTCGGTTACGCGGAGGTTGAGGTGCCAGCCGTCCAGCAGCGTGCTGACCGGATTCTCGGGATCGGTGTTGTCGGTGTCGGTGAGGATGCCGACCGGATCGAGCGCATAGCCTTCGCCGCCAGTCTTCCAGCCGTTCTCGCTGTCGTAGTAATCGGCCAGCGCACTTTGGGCCGTGGCCTCGTCGGGGAATTTGTAGAGGTAGTCGGTCATGTTACATCGTGAGTTGTTGGAGTAGCGTGTTGCTCAAGCGGCGGGGCCAGTAGGCGATCTTGCGGATGTGGCCGTTGACATGTTGCGAATTTTGTCCGAAGCCGATGACCATTTGCGTAACCGTTGGCAGCGTGGTGGCGGTATCAGTTGCAGGGGTCGCTCCGTTGAGCGCGATGGCGATGTCGTCTGCCTTGTAAGCAGCGATGACCTTTTGCACCGCAGTGTCACTGGTCCACGTCCCTGTCAAAATATTCGCTTGGAGCACTCCGCCGTCTGAAACAACTGCGTTGGCCTGCCCCGCACTCTTGTTGCGCCGCAGCTGTATTCTTTCGTTTGCGCTTGCGTCATCTACAGAAACAAGTGCGGCATTGTTATTGGCCGCTCCTCCCGCGCTTCCCTCCGCAAACAAAGTCCCCTCCGCTTGATTATAAAACGAAGATATCGGCGTGACGACCGCCGAGTCTGCTGCGCGGGTGGCGGCGGCGGTGGTCGTCGGGATGTAGCTGGTGGGGAAGGCGCCTTGCTCCAACTGCGGGGCGGCGATGCGGAGGGTGAAGTCTATTGCTTGTCCTGTGGCGTAGCTGACCTCAAGCAGTGGCCGGACGTGCGTGATTGACGCATTGTTAGTTGTTGCCGAATGGCTATGCCTGCGGAGTGAGCTTGTCAGCTGGTCGCGGATGTTTGATCCGCGCAAAATCCCAAGATTGGACGAGCCGTCTGTTTGGTCTATTGCAACCTGTATTCCGTTTAATCCTGTCGTAGAACCGGCAACCAGCGCCACATAGAGCGAATTTGTCCATGCTTGTGAATTTGTGGCAGCAACCTGATTGATTGGCTCAAAGAATATACCGAAGCCACTAGTCGATGTGGTGGTTCCGCTGTAGCGAATGTCTACATAGCTAAAGCCGGACACGGAGCCAGATCCGACGATTTCGCGGGAAAGTCCTCCAGTTGTGGTTGCAGAAGACCAGTTGGTTGGTGCAGTTCCAGCAGCCCCAGCAACTGATCCACCAGCCTGCGAGTTGCGGATGCTGTTGGTTCTGGACTCTTCGATGAGAAGGCCGAGTGAGCTGGTGGCGGAATGGTCGAAGCGCGGGACGTTGCTTCCGGCGGTTTGCAGGGTGTCGTTGGCGTCGAAATACGTTGCGTCACTGGCGCGGGTGAAGGTGATCGCGGGGCCGGTGCCGTTGTTGAGGGTCTTCTCGCCGGCAAAGTCGCGGCTGAAGGTCGGGCGCACGATGGCGGCGCCGGACCCAGAACTGAGAGACAATGTCGGGGCGAGGAGCATTCTAGGCGGTGTAGGCGACGATGCGGCCCGAGTGCAGATCAATGGCGGTAAACTTGCCAAACAGCACGGTGCCCGCCGGAATGACGGGGGCGCTGCCTTCGGTCGCGTTAGCGATGTCGGTGATGTTGCCGGTCAGCGTGTGGAACTTGGCGTCGGCCAAGACTTGCACGGCGAGCCAGTCGCCGGTGTGGGCGTTGGTGTCGGCGATGTATTTGCCGCCGCTGAGGCCGTTGGTGATTTTGTTGTTAGGGTGCATAGGATTGATTAGGGCTGAAGGCTGAGACCTGAGACCTGAGTGGGATTGCTCCGGCGGGTCCGGAGGCCCCGCCCTACCCGATTACTCAAGTTTCCGGTTTCAAGTTTCATCCTTCGTTGTTTTAGTAGTAGTTGACCCGGGCGGACCAGGCTTGGGGTTGGTTCTGTTGGAAGTAAAATTTGTCGCGCTGCGCGATGAGTTCGGATTCGGCCATCTGCTCCATGGCCAGTGCTTTGTCGAGCTGGCCGTCTTCGGTGAGGAGATCGGCGGAAAGCATCAGGCCGACCGCCTTGGCGATGACGGCGGGATAAATGTTCTCCAGCAGCGCGGCAGTCATGCCGACTGCGGTGACGCGGGCCGGCACGTCTATCGGCCGCACGCGGTAGCGGACATACACGCTGGTCGGCAGGTCAGTGTCTTCGGGGAAGCGAATGTTGTCGCCGAGAAGCGTGAAACCTATCTGCCTCGGGGCGACGTGGGTGGCAGGGTTGTCTTTATAGATCGCAAAGACCTCGCCCATGGCGGTCTGGCCGACTTGCTCGTAGGGAATATAGTAGCCATTGGTGGCGTTGCCTTCGACGGTGCGGCTTTCAACGCGCATAAGCTCCGGCCAATCGGCCCACTCCCAGCAGTCGGCGATGCGGTCGTTGGCGGCGGCAACGAGCATGGTTCTTGCGCCGGACGGGATATTATCAATCGAGCTGCTGTCGTTGCCGACACGCTGCCAGGCGCGGAGCAGTATAGATTGGAGAGTTACGGTCCTCATTGTGCACTTAATGACTGAACAGCTTCAGCCGATGCCTCCTCAAAGCTCGCCTGCGGCTGGCCGAAAGACTCCACGGGCGCGGGTGTGGGATTAAGCGCCCAGCCGAGCATCACGGATTCCAGATATTCTTTTGCGGCGGTCATCGCGGGGCCGAGCGGCTTGCCTGCTTGCAGCAATGCCATCTCCAAGCGTTGGAGGGCGGCGATTTGGTAGGCGGAGAAATACTTGGCGACTGCTTGTTCGGCGGTCACTGTCGGCATAGGCGCGGGCGTCCCCGCGACCCACTGCCGCTCAACCCGATCAGCGAACCACACAACATTCGGCTCCCATGCGCCAACTTCGGGCTTCGGGATTTTGACCAGCGGCACCACCGTCTGGCCTTCGGGCACATCGCGCCAGTTGCCTTCGTCATCCGTTAGCAGGCTGACGAGTTGCTGTGACGGCACAAGGCCGACTGTGAACATTTGATTAGCCTCCATAAGCGACCTCCACGGCGTCCACGCTGGCGACCCACCGCCATGTTTCGGATGCGATGCCTGTTGGTTTGATTGAAATGTAATCGCCTGCATCTTCGGTGGTGATTGCCAGACTTGTGGATGCGGCATTGTCCGTGCCGATAGTCACGGGGGCATAAACTTCCGAGCTTGTGCCTGCCACGTTTTTGGCTGCGTATTGCCGTTCGTAGGTGGCGACTGCTGAACCGTCCGACTTTACGCCGACCACTTTGATATTGCAGAAGATGACCTTGCCGCTGGGTATGGTGAGATAAGTTGTGGTGCCGTTGAGCGCCATTTCCACGGCACTGTCGGTGGTGGTCTTGCAGCGCAGGACGGCGCGGATGCGCTGCGAGTCGCCAATGGCCGCAAACGCAATGTTGGCGTGAGCCATTAAAGAATATCTGTCGGCCAAGGCGGATCGGCCAAAAGCCAGCGCATTTTCTGCCGTGGCTCGGTTTTGGAAGCCGCCAATGGCCGTTGAAAGCGACCCGCTAGATTGCAGCCCATTACCACCTAAACACGCCGACCTGCTTCCGCTGGCTGTATTTTCTGTCCCTCCGCAAACAATGGACTCTGCTCCCGAAGCGATATTAATCAGCCCGCCAACGGTAGCGCTATTGTTGTTTGAGGCGCGGTTGTTTGTGCCCCCCAAAACTGCCGATAAGACTCCGCTTGCGACATTTGCCGAGTTGGTTCGAGAGAAGCAGAGGTCAACAGCGCCATAGCCACGAAAGCCTCCATTTGTCGAAGTTCCGTCTGGAATGGCTGTCATTAGACCGCCAAGGCCCTGCGGGATGAGCGCGATAGCCGCCGATGGAACAATGGTGCCAGCGGTCACATCGGTGGTGAAATTGACGGCTCCCGTGCCGCTGGCAAACGAAACTTTGAACGTATCGCCGCTGATGTCGCGGACAAAGTAAGCGCGGGTGGTTTGCAGTCCACTTCCTCCCGTCAGCGAGGTGAATTGCACCATCTGGTTGGCGATAAAGTTATGGCCGACTGCGGTGAAGACACCCGTGGCGGCAACACCCGTCACCGAGAACCCTGCGACATTGGCCTGCAAAGCGACATTGCCTTGGGTCGAGGCGGTGTAATCGGTAATGACCAGCGCCGAATCCTGCGCCGTCGATCCGCCCGTGCCGTCAGCGCGAAGGATGGCGTTGTCGGTGGAGCCTGTGCCGCCGCTGATGCCCGCTGACGGCGTGAAATACTCCAGCCCCCCGCTCGAACCCACCCTCAACTGCTGCCCACTCGAACCAATGCCCAGCCGCGTGGGAACTCCTGCGGGGCTGCTGCCGCCGACGATGAGGTCGCCCTGCGCGGTCATGGGGTTGAGCGCGATGGTGCCGGAGGCGTCGGGGACGGTGAGGGTCCGCGTCGTGCCGGTGGAGATGTTGCCAAGGTCGAACTGAAGGTTCTTGGTGCTGTCCGAATTATCGTAGAGCGTGAACTGCGAGTCCGAGAACACATCCGGCATGGTGCCCGCGTAAGTGTAGTCCGCATCCCTGCTGCTGCCTGCGGTGGCCGTGCGAATATAAATGCCGGCCTGCTTGCGCGACACCGGCCAGACGCCGCTGGCTTCGCGGACGAGCCAGGCGCTGTTCAGCGCGGCCGAGCCGTCGAGCGGAAGGTCGTTGTAGGTGGCGACCTCGCCGTCGATGTAGGACGCGCCGCCGACGCCAGAACCTTTCTGGTCGAAGTTGCCGGTCAGCGGATTGAAGGCGAAAGACATAGGAAGACTAAGAGACCAAGAGACTAAGAGACGAAGAGCCGAGCGGAGCCAAACGAGTGCCGGAGGTCAGAAATTTGAAATTGGAAATTGGAGAGTTCATGAGCGGACGACGGTGGCGATTTTGGCGTCGTCGCTGGACGGAGTGCCGCCGACGTAGGTGAACGTCAGCGTGGCGACGGTGTTGGTGCCTTCTTTGTAGACGACGGTGGAAAGGTTGTTGGTGGACCCCACGTAGCTCAGCTCGACGGTCGTATGCTGCGGGATGTTGAGGCCCGGGATGTTTCTGACTTGGACGTTGGGGTTCATTGGAAGAGAGGGCGGAAGGCTGAGACCTGAGACCTGAGTGAGAGGGTCCGGCGGTCGCAGACCGCCGCTACAGCATTACTCAAGTTTCCGGTTTCAAGTTTCATACTTAGGCGGCCGCTTGGTTTGTTGCTCCCCTGGCCGCAAACGCTCCGCCCATGCTTTGCGGCTGGCTGGCCAGGGCGGGGACGGCGCCTACTCTCCCGATCTGGGCGTTTTGGATTTGTTGCATTTGGAATTGGAGGGCTTGGGCTCTGGCGTCGACCATGCCTTTGTAGATTTCGTCTCCGGCGTAGCGTTGCTGGAGTTGCGGGTTGGCCTGGATGGCGCCTTGGAGGACTTGGAGGCGGAGTTGCGGATTGACGCCTTGTTCGGGGAGCGGCGGCTCCACGCCGGCGGCGATCTTGGTGAGGGCGAGTTGTTCGTCTTCGGCTTCTTTGGCGGTGGCGACTTGTTCGCTGCGGACGATCATGGCCGCCAGGCTCGGGTCCACGGCGCCGACGATGAAATTCACCAACCCGGCGCGGTCGATGACGCCGGCGACGTCGAGGGGAACGGCGACCTTGGCAATGTATTCGAGCTTTTTGCCCAGGACTTCGGCGTCGAGGTCGCGGACGTCGAATTCCGTGACCAGGTCGTAGCGGCCTTGGATGGCTTCGCGGGATACTTGGAAAGGCGCGGGCATGGCGCCGGCGACGCGGGCGATCTCGGTGTCCGAGAGGTATTGCTGCATCAAGGCGAACGCTTGGGCGATGACGGCCTTGCAGCTGCGGAGCCAGCGGTCGACCATTGTTTGCTGGGTGAGCATGGTGAGCGGCTGCGGGACGCTGGCGCTGAAGCGGCCGAAGTATTCGTCGACGTCGCGGCGGGTGGCGGCTTCGATCTCGATGGTGCCGCTGTCGAATCTCGGGGGGTCCATCCATCCGAATTCGCCGGGCCTTCTCTCCGGGATTTGGGCGCCGGGGCCGAAGATGAGGTTCAGCTTGCCGCGGTTGGCGGGGACGCGCACGGGCGGGAGGACGGCGACGGCGGCGCGGTCGCTGCGGAAATCGCGCTGGGTCTTGATCTCATACTGCTGGCTCTCGAGGAGCTCGGGGACACCGCGGGATTCAAGGAGGTTGCGGGAGATGCGTTCGCGGGCGAATTCGACGAAGGGGTAATCGCCGTGCGAATACGGGAGGAGTTCGCTGACGGCGACTTCGTCGGCGACGGATTCGTGGAGGACGGTGTAGTGGACGCGGGTGGTTTGGTCCTTGTTGAACTGCTTCTGGTAATAGTGCCAGAGCTCGATCATCTCGCGCTCGGTCTCGAGGTTGATGATTT